GTGGACGTATTTTCTTTGTCTCTGAGATGTGGCAAATAATGAAAGAGATTGGATATGGTTTCTTTGGTGTTGTTGATTTAGAAGAAGATTCCCCACATAGAAGTAAAACCACCGCTTGGGGTTCTTGGATGTCACCATCAAGCCCTTATATTTATAATCCAAAAGAATGTGTTATTTTGGCTTACAAAAAACACCACATTAAAAAAGTTAAGGGAGAACCACAATGGAAAGGACAAGTAACTGACGTGGAACAACCTGACGGTACGACAAAAAAGAAAGTTATTTATGAAGAAACAGATAAAAAAGAATTTATTCAACTTGTGTATGGTCAGTGGAATTATTTTGCTGACACTAAGTCACTCACCAAGGCTACTTTCTCCATGGACATACCAACCAAAGCGATTAAGATATTGTCCTACAAGAACGATATAGTTTTAGACCCATTCACTGGTAGTGGTACAAGTTTAGTTGCCGCCCAAATATTAGATAGAAAATGGTTAGGTATTGAATTATCGCCTGATTATTGTAAAGTTGCCGAATCAAGAGTTAACCTATTTAAGACTTTAGAACAAATAAAAGAAATCCCACAATTGTAAGTGGGATTTTTGATTTATGTAGGTATTTATAGTAAAAACATTTTACAATGAATAACTCCTACATAAATGAATCTGAATTTAGAGAAAAGTTAGTCCAACTATATAAAGAGGAACAACTTAACTATATTAATGAAAAATGGGAAAAATTATCAGGTAGAGATAGAACTTTTGTAATTGAAACCTTAAAATCTATTTATCCTGAAAAATCATATCTTTTAAAAGAATCAAGATGGTATAATACTCTTGGTGACATCGCAGGTATTTTTGACCCTACAGGTATTGTAGACCTTGTTAATGGTATAAGTTATTGGAGACAAGGTGACAAATTATTTGCTATCTTATCTTGGATTTCTGTATTACCTGTATTAGGTGATATAATAGCCAAACCTGTTGTCGGAGCATTAAAATTAGGTGGTGATTCGGTTAAAATGTTTAGAACCGCAGCAGCCGCGGGAGATGCGGTTAAGGTTGCGGAAGCGGCAAAATCAGCAGGAGGTCCTGTTGCAAAATTTGTTGCAGAAACTCCTAAATGGAGTACATCATTATTAAGTAAATTAAGTGGTAGTGGTAAAGTTTCAGGTGGTATGATGAAAGGAGTTACAGACTACGTTAAAGTTTTTGACGATGCTGGTAAAATGATGAAGACAAATAAATCAACCATCAAACAAGGAGTTGAAACTGTTAAGGCTATTAAAGATGTTAGTAAAATCGGTAAAGGTGTTAAAATCGAAAAACCATTAGCCGCAGCAGAAAAGGCTGAGTTAAGTGTTTTAGCAAAACAAAATCCTGTTAGAATATTTAGAGATTTTGGTACAGGTAAAAATAGTTGGTTTAAATTTATGAAATCCGATGCGAGTTTGGCTTCTAAGTTTAGTGCTGGGGTTCCTAGAATTTTTGGTGGTAACCCTGCAACAAGGTCTTTAATGAGAAGAACAAAATTTTATGCTGGGTTTCTTGATTGGTTAGGTGTTGCAAATTTTGTTGGACCTGAAGAATTAGAAAAAATGTATCCTGACGCTGCTAAACAATATGAACAATATGCTCAGTTACCCGAAGCTCAAAAACTTTGGTCACAAGATATGTCAGGAACTTCACAATCAACATCGGTTGGTTTTCCTGATGCTCCTCCAGCGTCTTCGTCAGGTGGAGGGATTGACCCAGTATCAATATTAACTAAATTATTTATTTAACGTGAAAAGATTAATTAAAGAAAGTGGGTTAAGAGACATTAGAAAATTGGCTCGAAGATACCCAAAGGCGGAAATATATTTCCATCAAGATTTAGATGGTGTAACTACGGCAATTGCTATGAAACATTATTTAGAAAGTAATGGTATTAAAGTTGTTGATTCTCATGTAATCCAATATGGTGATAAAGAATTTGCGGTTAAAAAAAATGACGCGACAGGTGACGTTATGCCTGTATTAGTAGATTTTGCACATGGAAAACCAATGTTTGTAATACACACTGACCACCATGATAGACAAGCTGGTGCAGAAGACACTAAATCAACGTCTTTTAGACAATCTAGGTCAAATGTCGAGACTATATCACAAATAGTTTCACCCAAAGAAATATTTTCAAGCGACGATTTATTATTAATCTCAACAGTTGATTCGGCAAATTATGCGGTTAACAAAATAAGTGTTGATGAGGTTATCAATTATCTTTTCAGATTAGATAAAGAAAAAGGATTACAAAAAAACAAAATGGCATTGGGGTTAGTTGCTAATAAATTATTATTGGCATTTAAAAACAAACCAGGATTCCTTGAAGAACTTGTAATGACCACGACACCATCAATTATGAACCTACTCCAAAACATAAAAAGAATCATGGTTGAAAAGGGGTATGTAGGACAAGAACAGTTACAAAAAAATAAAGAAGGGTACATCCAACAAATGAAATCACACCCTAACGTTAAAGTTATGGGTAACGTCATCGTACAATACGGTGGAGGTAGTACAATGGTACCAGGTTCATATGATAGATACACACCATTTAAAAATAATCCTGAAGCTGATTTTTTAGTTATTGCTTGGCCTTTAGGTTTAGTACAAGCGTCTTGTAACCCATTTAAGGAAGATAGAGAATTGAAAGGGGTTAATTTAGGTGAAATGGGTCAAGAAGTTTTATCTAAATGGGAATCACAACTTAAAAGTAGAGATATACCATTATCAACTATAAAGTGGGTTTCTGAATTTTCTAAAGAATTTGGGGGTCATTCAGTTGGTTTTACTTTTAAAGATTTTGTGGCTATCTATGGTAATGATTTTAAAACCATGGAAAATGGTAAACAAAAATTAAAAGATATCGGGGAAATAATGAACCAACCATTCACATCTTTAAGTGAAGAAGAAAAAGAAATGTTAGACAATATTACTGTAACCGCTTGGGACGTTATTCAGGCTAATAGTGGGGGACACAAATGTATAACTAACATTTCTGGTTTAAGTTACTTAGGTAGAAGTAAAAGACCACCCCAAGGTAAGTATAAATACAATCCTGAAAGCGAAGACTCACCTTATGTAAAGTTTACCAAGATGGTTCAGGGTGAATTTGTTAGAGTGTTGGAAGAAAAAATTAAAAACGGATAGTATCTCCAATATTGATACCTAATTTTTTACAACTACCTCCTTTAATTTCTAGTATCATATCACCTTCACCACAGTAGTTATCACATTCTTCAGATGTACATGGAGGACAGTTATGGTGTATTTCAGTAATTTCATTACCATTGATGAAAATAATATCTAAAGAGATTATACAATTTTTCATCCAAAAACAGTGTTGACCCTCATTCATTAAAAATAACATACCATTAAATGTCGAATCAAAATCACGACCCATCATTCCTTTTTGGGTATCCTTTTGAGAGAACACAGTTTTGATTTTAAATTTATTATTTTTTATCTTTAATCTCATACTTATAAATATACCAACTATTGTAATGAAACAACCAAAAAGATATGCAGGAATAATTGTGAAGTGTGGGGACGAAGTTCTCATGTGTCAACGCAATTACGAGGGTGATATGCCAGGTCAATGGTCAATACCTTGTGGTCATGTAGAAAATGGTGAGAACGCAATGATTGGTGCTAAACGAGAATTTTTTGAGGAGACGGGACATAAAGTTAAAGATAAGATTAAACTTATTGGTTTCATGAATGGTAAGACTAAAGGTAAAAATGATTCTGAAGGACTTTTTTATGTTTTTTTACTTAATTCTGAAAATAAAATAATACCTGATTTGGAAAATGCTCAAGATGGTAATGAACATATTGACTATGGGTATTTTAGGTTAAACAATCTTCCCATAAAGAAAAACACTCAGTTACACGGTATAATTGAAAAAATTTTAAAATAATTTATATTTTTTCATAAAATCTATATATTTATATCCTACATAGCCCCAACAACCCCTTTCTTTAAGTTGGTAGTAATTAACCCTAACAAATTTAGTCATTTGTTAGGGTTTTTTCATTTTATTTATTATCTTTGTGGTTATGGGTAGAACATATATCGAAAATCGAAAGGTAAGATTTGAATATCATATTTTAGAGACTTATATTGCAGGTATCGTATTACAAGGTACTGAGATAAAGTCAATAAGAAATGGTAAGATATCAATGAACGATTCATTTTGTTATTTTAATGATGGGGAACTATTCATTAAGAATATTTTAATTTCTGAAACTAAAGACGCTTTTACTCACAGTGCTAAAAGGGATAGGAAACTATTACTTAAAAAGAAAGAATTAAACAAATTAAGTAATAATTTAGTAAAAGGTCTGACAATATTGCCTTATAAAGTTTTCATGAATGAAAAAGGAATTGTTAAGGTTGAGATTGTATTAGGTCGAGGTAAGAAATTATATGACAAAAGAGAAACAATTAAAGAAAGAGATATATCTAGAGAACTTAAAAAAGAATATTAACATGGAACAAAGAAGTACACACTACGGAGACGTAGCAAAATGGTTAGAAAAGGTGATTGATTCTTGTGAAACGTACCAACAAACTTTTACCGCGAAACAATTGGTTAGAAATTTTGAAAAACAACTAATGAGAATTACTCCTGACAAGTATTGGAGAGATTATCAGTATAGTGTTATTTGGCCTCTTGAAGCAAGGGTAACCTCCAAACGACAATCTTTTATTGGTAAAACTGAATAATATTTTTGGTGGTGTAAGATTTTTTACTATCTTTGTATTCTACAAACGGATACAAACACCCTTACGCCATGACACAGAAAGAACTACAACAGAAACATATCAAAGAAACTATCGCAGGTATACAAAGAAGTGCGGATACATTTAAAGAGGATAGAAATAAATATGAATCCGAGTGGGTTAAGTACTTTAATGAGTTACTTAAATATTCCCCTGAATTTGAATTAAAGAGAACTCCTAGAACTCAAAGATATCAAGTACAACCTTACATTGTTGATGCTGAAGGTAAATACAACTATAACTCACAAAGAGTTTTGGTTGGTGAGATTTCCGTAGATTATAGTGACATGGAGATTGTTTACACAGGTAAAATACCTGAAGGTGAGTCCAACCGAATCAGAATTTATGTTGAAGAACATAAAACATGCCCAAGAGGTTCTTGGAGAACTGTTAGTCATGGTTACAAACTTAAAGTAACTTGTAATTGGGAAGATGATAAAAAATACTTTAAAACAGGAAGACCTGTAGTCGAAAAGGTTAACACCTACGTTCAAGGTCTTTGGAATAATTATAACCACAAACAAAAACAAGCCGAACTTAAAACAAGAGCGTTCAGATTAGCTTTTGATAAGTATTGGGGAGTTAATACCGAAGTTAATTTTGGTGGAAGAACTGAAAATGGTGTAAGTACTAATCATAACCAAATAGTTGTAAAACATACTAATGGAAGTATTATTGTTCTTTCTTACAAAGAGGTTGATGGTGAAGTAGTTTTTAATATTGACCGTACTTACATGGGTAATAATAGCGTAGATTCTATAATCGAAGCATTAGGAAAAATGAAATAATAATCGTATATTTGTCTAAATAATTTAAACAGTATGAACACATCAACTTATAATATCAGAATTGAGAACGAGAAGTTCGGAAAATTAATCAACGAGACATTCGTAGATGCAACACAATTTAAAATCTTTTTAAAGATGGTCCATGGGTGTCTTGAACTAAAAAATGACTTAACATTCTTCAACGGGGTGGATTTCTTAGTACACGTACCATACAAACATTTGGTGGACTCAATCGTCTTGACATCAGTTGACAAATATGATTTGGCTGACCATGCGAAAAGTAAAATCGAGGCTTTAGTAACTAAATAATATAGAACATGGAATGGTTAATTACGATAGGTATCACCCTATATATAATCTATAGATTTTGGAAAATAGTTTTAAAATGGTTATTGATAGGAACTGTTTTTATGTTTATATTTTTGGTTCTAAAGATTAAAACGTCTCTTAGTGGAGAAACAAATCAAAAAACAAATAATGAGATAGTTTCTGAAAAGAACGTTGATAAGATTTATAAATGTTTTGAATAAGTAAAAAATGGAGTATTTTAAATTGTTTTTAATGTGGTTAGGTTGTATAGTAAGCACATCAATGTTTGGTGAATATATTGTTAGTAGAGAAGTAAACGGGTTCCTCCAATTGTTGTGTTTCATTGGATTGGTTGGGGTCCTTATGTATTTAATTAATGAAACATATAAAATTTTATTTAAAACTAAAAAAGAAAAAAAATGATTGGATTTGGAATTTTTATTTTGTCACTGATTGTTGGTGTATTTGTTGCTATGTCAACTAAAGAAAACATGTATACTTTAACTGAAGATAGGTATTCGGGGAGTAGAAAACGTTTTAACGTATCATGGTTGATAAAACCTTTAGGTATTGTTTTTTTAGGTATTCTAATCGCAATGATACAACCATTTTCACTTGAAAGAATTGACGCGGGTAATAAAGGATTAAAGGTTAATTTAACAGGTTCAGAAAGAGGGGTTTCTTCTTATCAGTATAAAACAGGTTGGGTTTTATACAATTCATGGACCGAACAAGTAAAAGAATTCCCATTATTCCAACAACACATCGAATACGACGCACAAACAGTAATTACCAAAGGTGGATTCGCGGCGACCATTAAACCTTCATTCAATTACTCATTACGTGAAGATGCGATTGGAGAAATGTTTGTTAATCTTAGATTAGATATTAAAGAGGTTGAACAAGGTTGGTTAAAAAACGCTATTGTATCCTCAGTTAATGACGTGGCGAACAGATGGGACGTGGACGCTATCTTTAATAAACGAGAAGAGTTTGAAGCAGCGATTATTACTGAATGTAATAAAAGAGTTTCTAAATGGTTTACAGTATCACAATTGAGAACTAACATCATACCACCTAAATCACTCCAACAAGCAATTGAAGGGAAAACAAAGGCGGTCCAAGAAGCTCAGGCGGCGATGCAAAGAAAGTTAGTGGCTGAAGCCGAGGCTCAAGAAAAAATTGCGATAGCTAAAGGTGATTCTGCAAAAATGATTATTGACGCTCAGGCAACCGCACTTGCCATGAAACTTAAACAAAAAGAAATCACACCTTTGTATGTTGAATATATTAAAGCACAAACTTGGGATGGTAAATTACCAACAACTATGGCGGGTAGTTCAGGTACATTTTTAAACATCAAACAATAACGTTTCCTTGTTCGTAAAACAAGGTGGTGGATTGCCTTAATCGGCCCCAAGGGAGAGTAACTTCTCCCTTTTTTATTTTTATGATATTTATTGTTATGAGTAATATTCTTATAACAGAAAAACAATTAGAAGAGTTGGTTAAAACCATTAAAGAAAGTTCGGAAGAAGAACTTGAAGAAGGGTTTTTAGGTGACTTAGGTAGAGATATTGGGACATTAAGATTTGGTAATATTTTTGCTGGTTTAAAAGGGGCTTTTACAGGTAAAGGTTATAGTTTAAGTAGGAACATGAATATTATTAAAAATTCTTTAAAAAGGTTAAAGAGTTCTGAAAAAATTATGTTGTCTGTAATGAAAGAATTAAAACATGTTGAAGTTGAATTTAGTGAGATTGAGACAACTAATGATATAGTATTAGATATTATAAGTAATCTACGTTCAGTAGTATCTCATTATGATGGATATAAACATGCAAGTAGAAATCTACAAAATATAGTAAATACTTATTACCAAAGTCAGAAAAAAGATAAAGATGGTAAAGGAGGTTCAAGTTCAGGTTCAATCGTAAACCCAAAACCTAAAACACCAACCTCAACTTCATACACTCCACCAATAACCACTAACACACAACAACCTGTTACAACATCATCAACAACATCGTCATCAACAAGTAATAAAGTTGATAGTCTAACCCAAAAAGAAGATTATTTTAAAGTTTGGATTTCAGGGGAATATAAAATACCTAATGAAAATAATATATATTATTTAACCGCCACTAAAAAATGGGAAGTTAGAAAACCTGGAGGAACATTTGAACCTTTAAAGAGTGTTTTAAGTAAAGATGAATACGAGAAAAAATTAGAAAGTTTAAAAACATCACTACAAGCATGAGAAGAATAGTCATTTCGGAAAAACAATTAGGAGAATTGGTTGTTACTTTAAAAGAAAACCATAAAGGGTCTAGTATGACTAAACAACAATTATTCACTATCGCAACTTTAGCACATAAAATGTGGGAGTCAATGGATGATGAAGAAGAACTTGAGGATTGGATGGTTAGTAAAGTTGCTCAAGCAGAACAAAGTATTATTGCGGTTGTTAAGTCATTCATGTATGATGAATTTGTTGATAACAAAGGTATTGAGGGTATGGGTAAATTAGATTTTAATGATTTAATTATCGGTAAATAAATAAAAAAAAATTGATTAGTAGAAACCTTTGTTGTATTATTATAACAAAGGTTTTTTTATGGAGTTTGTTAAATTAATACATAATAAAGTTT